CGATACCTAATAGAAGACTGCCTACGCCACTAAGTAAACTACCAAGGAAGCCAAGAGCAAGGAAGAAACCTTGCAGGTAGCCGACTATCTTAATAATCCAGCCGCCAAACTCGCTTTGAGCGATATTTGCGATAACTCCAGCGACTGTGTTTAAGATTCCAAAGAATGTCTTGAGTGCGCCTGCGTCTAGGATTGCCGCAAAGATCTTTGCTAGGTTGACAAGAAGCTCGGCAAACACTGGGCCAGCCTCAGTACCTGCTGAAAGAATCTGCTGTAGATACGGAAGTGCGCCCTTGAGTGTATCCCAAAATACCTTAACGTTTGGATCTGCGCCAAGCTGAAGAATCATCTTCACGAGTTCGCCAAAGAAACTTAGAATTGACTTGGTATTTTCAGCCGCGTCAGCAAAATACTTCTTTAAGACGTTTTGACCAGATGCCGAGCCGGAGAACTCCTTAAAGTTGGCCGTGATCTCCTTGAAGTAGTCAAGAAGAATCTGGCCGCCTGTGCCTGGTCCGGTGTTTGCCTTGATGATGTTGAATAGACCACCAAAGGTGTTTCCAAAGATCGTGCCGAGCTCACCTGCAACGCGGCCAGCCTCATTAAAGAAGTCTGTTAGCTTCTTCTTGCCTTCCTCGGTGTCGAGGAACGACTCCCACTTTGAGGTGGAGCTGTCGAGCCAACCGATAAACTTCTCAGTAAGTGGCTGCGCTGCGTTTAGAACACCAAGCGCGATTCCCCAGACATTTCCAATCACGGAACCGATGCCTTCGATGTTCTTTGCGGAGTCGCTGAATAGCTGCCCTAGATCCTTTAGGTTACCTGCATCACGAATCGCGTCGGCGATCTTGATTGACGCATTGCCTAGTGCGTCTCCAACCTCGCCTAGTCCCTTCTTCCAGACACCAAATGTTGGTCCAGAGAACAGACTGTCAAGTGCCTGCTGAAGCTTAGGCAGGAACGTCGCCGCAGCGGCTTCCTTTAGCTCGTCGATCTTTGGCTTTAGTCCCGCAAGGAACTTAGCAAATGTTTTTTGTGACTCAGTTAGACCAGCGAGTGGATCTGTACCACCTGCACCTGAATCCTTCTTAGCCAAGTCTTCATTGGCGCGCGCAAGCTCACGTCGTGCGTCACCCTCACGCTCTGCCGCGTCAATAGCGGTCTTTTCACTTTCCTTAAGCGCGTCCTGGACATCTGTCTCAGCATCAGCAATATCTTGACGTGCCTTGATAACGACGTCTGTGCCTTCGACTCCTGATTTAGCTAGTCTCTCCTGCTCTGCGCGTAGATCAGCGTTCTTGTCCTTTGCACGACGTAGGTTGAGATCAGCCTCGCGGTATGCAAGCTCAGCCTCACGACGGGCACGGGAGTTTGGTGGAAGATCTTGAACACGAGCGAGTGTCTTACGTGCGTCCTCGAGCTCCATGGCAGCTTTTTGCTCAGCGAGAGCTGCGTCTTCAGCGTCAAAGTTGAGCTGCTGAAGTTCTTCAGCGCCTTCCTTCAGTGCTTTATTGAGAGCATTCTGCGCATCTGTGAGTTTGTCCTTTGACTTTGTGATGTTGTCCTCGGCGTCAAGAACAGCCTCTTCATTATCTCGGATTACTCGTAAAAGATTACGCTTAGCATCTTCAACACGACGGATAGCCGCAGTGTTGTCAGCCGCACCTTTTGTTGCATTTTTATTTAGCGCTGATACCGCTGCACCCACTCCACCTAGGGCAAGTCGCGCAGTTATCATACCTACAGCAAGCGACGCAAACGCACCACCAAGTGCCATAACGGCTGGAACAGCTGAAAGCGCAGCTGAGCCTAATGCGACTAAGCCACCACCAAGCGCACCCAGGCTAGAGACAAGTGTACCGGCGACAGTTTGGAGTGAGAAGCCAGTTCTTTGCAAACTAGCCCATGCCTTTTGAGTTGAAAGAGCCTTCGTGATTGTGTCATCAGAGAACAGCTTCATTCCCTTTGAGCCAAACGCCTTGTGGAACGCAGTTCCAGCCTTACGTCCAGCAGAACCGGAGATGCCAGTCAGCTTGTTCATGTCTCGTGCGACTGCACGTTCAAATCCCGCCGTGATAGGGCGGATGATTATATGTGCCTCACCGACAATTGCCATCGGTACACCTCCTCTCTAATACTCGACTGTGACTATCCTAGTGGAGCGTCTAGGACGCTTCCAAAAGGTTTTGCCGCGCCTGGATTAAACTCCGTCGGCGGCGTGTACGGCTTTATCTTTTGTGCTGGGTTGAACGGTTCGATTGGAGCTTCCGCCTGGAAGCCTGGGTCATCGTCCCAGGTTTGCGCTGCACCTGCCGTGCTTGGTCGTGCATGCGCATACTCTCTCTTGTAAAGGTTTCTATAGATAGATGACCTTGTCTTGTCACGCGCGTCTGCCTCCTCGGCAGTTGCAACGTGCAGGTCCTCCTCAAAGAAGTAGTGAAGGACGTCAAGCATGTCCCTTGCGGGCATTTCTGCTAGTTGTAATCCGTTCACTAAACCTTTTCCATTCACGTAGGGCCAGACGTCAATTCCCCAGCTTAAGAGAGATCTGGCTGCTGTTCCGGGCGGCCAGTGTACTCCTCTACAAGCCAGCCTGTAATTTCAGCTAGAGTCTCAACTGAAACGATACGGTGCTTATCCTTTAGAAGTGCATCAAAACGTGTCCAGCTTTCATCCTGAAGAACGAGCTCAAAGAACTCGTTTACCATTGCCGCTGCCTTTGCTGGATCCTCAGTACTTGAGTTGGCAATCATGTCAAGCATGAGCTTTCCTTGTACCTCAGGTACGCAGTTAAATTCCTCGCCGTGGATCTTGAATGATAGCGGAGCTTTTTCTCCTGCTCCACCGCTTCCAAAGTCCTTGAATCTCTGGTTTGTCATGGTTTCCTTTTCTCTTCCTTCATGTGTCTTAGAGATGCTTATCTCTGGAGTTATCCTATCAAATGATTGCTAGGTATAGGTTGTCTTTAAGGTACCGGTTAGGACGTGTACCTGGGTGCATAACCTTGCGTGTGTAAACGACGCGAGCGCCTGCTGTAAAACGCAAGACCTTTGCCTTATTAGGTGTGATGACGTGCGGACGTGTACCTTCGTGGTGCATTAGCGCGTAGTCACGACTTGATCCTACCTTGACAAACTGTCCACGCGCGTCAACACCATGGCGCATGTGAATTGACGCACGGAGCATGCCAGTCTTTACACCAACCTGCCCTTTTGCTGCCATCATCACGATACGTCCACGCTTGGCGATGTGACGGCCAACCATGCCCGTTGGATGGTTGAGCATGTGATCCATTGTTGGATACGGCTTAAAGACCACAGGCATTATGGCACCACCAAAGAGATCTGCATGTTGACGACGCTAAATCCACCCTCAGGTTGAGGAGCATCGACGGTGGCAATAACGCCAAGACCTAGTGATGTCTCGTCCCAAGGTTCAAGCTGTTTCATTGACTCCATAAGTACCCATGCGTCTACCGCTGAGATGGCCGAGCCTTCCTCGATCTTGTCAGCGGACGGTGCACGTCCATTTTGTCCAACGACTGGAACTGGTCGTGCAACTGAGATTGTTAGTACCGCAGTGCGCGGTACTTCACAACGTTGCGGGGTTGCTGCCTGATCACCAGGGGTGCCTAGATACATCTGAATAAAGCTCACAACTAACTGCTCACAGTCGATTACTGGAGCACCCATCGTCCAATACCTACGGGTAGGAAGTGGTACGCTGTAGGATGTAAACACTGACTCAACACGCTCAAGTACGGTGTCCATCATGTTCTTAAGATTTAGTGCGTCTTCATTGACGTCGGCGATATCTATGATTGGCATGGCTAGATTGCCTCATTTAGGCCCATGGAAACACCCAGGTCCATGTATGAAAGTGTCTCTACGGGCGTCTGAGCGCCTCGGTTTTTCGTCATTTTGACTCCTTTTGTCTTTTTATTCCGCACCGATGGTAAATGCGGTAACACTTGATGATGCTAGGCTAAGTGCAATGTTGCCGTCACAGACAAACACCGTCTCCGTTTCTTCAGGGTCTAGTGGGTTTGGTCGTGACACATATAGATCCCATGAGCCAGGGTCTACCATGCCAAGGACTGTCTTAGCATCTGACCAGCCAACTGTAAAGGTGATCTTTTCTGTGGTCGAGTTTATTGACACGCCGTCTGTAATCACGGCGGACTTTGTCTCGCCATAGTTGCGGATTGTAAGTTCTGTCGTCCACTCGTCATCAAGTAGGAAGTCAGCATTTAGATATTCAAGGGTAACTGTAGATGATCCAGCACCATTTGCGGCAACGCGAATGTCTAGCTCGCTTGTTCCAACCTTTGGAGGTTTTGGCGTGTAGCGACGACCGCGTGGAACGTCAGGACTAAATACACGAGCCTTTGCGCGTGCCTTGTCAGGGTTTACTGACTTCAAGAATAAGTCTACCGCATAGATACCTGTGCGCAGGTCGTCAATGAAGTCCTGGCTGTCTAGCAAGGTGTATGAAACACCCTGGCGGGTGATAGACGTTACACGTTGTGGAAGGGCACAGTCATCGTCACCGTTCCACAGCTTACAGAACTCCAAGGCCAGCGTGCGTGCTGCCATCTTTCCGGCTGTAGGGACGTATGAACCGTATGAATAGGTAATCTCGATGTTGCATGGTGTCCAAGGAACACCAGCGGCTGCCTGGATCGTGGAGTGATCTACTAGGTAGTAGCTCGATGGATCGACAACGTTTCCGTTACGGTCGCGGATTGTGTGGATTCTAGTTACTGGTCGTCCACGAAGCTTGATACGTGAATTAGGCGACATGCCGTCAGAGACGATGTCAGAAAAATCGTCAAACTCCTCAGTCGGGATGTTGTAGACATCACCGTCTAGAAGTGCGGGTGTGTATGTCCGGGAGGAGGCGCCAAGTCGATATGAACGTTGAGCACAAACGTAGCGCTCAGTTACTGTTGTTACGCCGCTGTATTTGCGGCCTGAAAGTGCCCAAAGAAGGTTAGACGCAGTCTTGCAGGCTTCGTACGCAAACTCTGTATCAGAGTATGTACTGCCAAGCTCTTCAGGTGTAATCCATAAATTGCTCACTGCGCGTCCTTCACTACTAGTCCGTTTTTAGTAAAACGGGCGACGTACCTGTGTATAAATTCTTACACATCGGCACGCCGCCCGTTTAAGCTAAATTAGGCTGTTGGGTCCTCTGTCGACGCGATGATGAAGTCGATGTCCTCATCTGCGTTGTAGTTCTCGTTACCAGGTACGTTGTACGCGGTAGTTGAACCTTCCGATGTGAAGTCGGTAACTGCACGGCTGTTAGCTGCAACAAGTGCTGTACCGCTGTCGCTTGTCGATGAGATCGAGGCGCTTGTCTTAGTGAAGGTGAACGTTGTTGTTGTCGGAACAGACGCGATTGTCCATGTACCGTCAAGTGCATCGTTGGTCAGACCATCGATAACAACTGTATCTCCAGCAGCGAAGCCGTGGGCTGTCGATGTGGTGATTGTAGCTGTTGTGCCAGTCTGTGCAACGTTCGATACAGTCTTGGAGATGTCTCCGTGCCATGTGTAGAAACCGTTGCGGCCAGTTGGTGCCCATGTGGTACGTGCATATGAATATGGACGCTCTGTTGCGATTGGGAATTCCCAACGCTCATCTAGACCAGAACCAAAGTTTGTGTTTCCTAGGCCGTAACCCTCGAAGGTGTTAGCAAGTAGGCCGTTTTCAATAACACGGTCACCTGACTGACGAACCTTAACGTATGGGAATACCCAGTGGAAGTAAGGAAGAGTAGCGCTCTTCTTACCGTCCTTGATTGCGTGTGACCATGTCTCGATTGCAACACCGTTAGCTGCTGGGTCATCACCAACTGCTGGTGAAGACCAACCGATTGACTTGCGGTCTGGGTCTGCGTATGTACCAAGGTTCTTGCGAAGAAGTAGACCACCTGAAAGAAGCTGTGTTAGCTCTGGGTCTGGCTCACAAATTGCAAGTTCCATTGTAATGCGCTTCAATGTGTCCGGTGACTTGTAAACCACACAAACGGTGCCATCGGCAGCCTTCTCTGTGATCTCGTCGCCTTCTTCGTATTCAGGGGTGAATGACACACGAATGAACGCTGATGTGGTGTAGCTATCGCCTGGTTCATTCAGAAGATTACCTGCCGCATCGAGGCGAGTAACTCGAATGGACACACCTTGAATGCTCGCGGCGTAATCTTGAGTTGCCATGTCTACTTTCTCCTTATGTTCCTGTTAGTTATGCTTATACGTTTGGTAGTGTAATCTGTGCAGAGTAATGACATGAAGGGTCAAAGTACACCGCAGCAGCGCGAACTGCCTTGATCAGCATATCGTTAATACTAACATTAGCTCCTTGGGCCAGACTGTCGTTTACGACCTCTGGCTTGGAGAGGTGCACAGACACTGGGCCTGTTGCAAACATCCACTTGTTAGTTAGTGATGCTGTTGCTGCGCCATCTCCAACTGGTCCGTTACCTGAGTAACCTGAACCAATGACTACGTCAGTTCCAAGACGTGTCATAACACGCGCCTTCTTATCATCAGAACCTGGAACGTATACGAGACGCGAACCTAGAAGTGATGCAACGTCGCGAGTCATGTGGATAACGCCATTTGCGCCAACCGGTGAATTCGCTAGTGCTCCTTCTAGAAGATATAGTGCTTCAGAAGCGTTGTGAACGCCGTTGCTTACCTCTGTTGCCGCACCTGTTTTTGTCAGGTATGGGTTACCGGTTGCCTCACCTTGTGCAGCAACACCGTCCCAGAGTTCTAGCTCAACGGCTTTTTGGCTTGCAGCTTCGAGCTGGGCTAGAACCTTTGAAAAGCGGTCCTCACCAGGAAGACCAAAAGCTGAGCTTAGATCTTCAACCTCGATGAAAAACGGGGTGTAGTCCTCGTAGTTGCTGCCATGTGAGCCGTCGTAGATTTCTCCACCAGTGACGGTCTCATCATTGACTGTAAGAAGACGCACGGTTGGGCGTGAGTCAAATTCGTGTGAGAAACCACGAACCCAGCGCTCGTCATACTCGCGCGCTGTGTGAGTCATCACATCAGCGACGCTAAAAAGGCCTACTGGAGAAGGGACCAGCTTAGGGGCTGGGTAAATTCCACGGAATGCCATGTTCTTTTCTTTCTCCTTTGTACCTTTTTAGCGTCGCCTAGTGATTGACTACTTGTTACCTATCGGCTTAGTACTCGATAGCAGCAGCTGTAGCGCCACCAGTTGTGTCACGGAGTGCAGCAGCAACACCGTTAACGTTGATGGTTGATGTGACCTTGAGAGACTCAATGCCAACCTTTGCTACACCTTCGAAGGTCTCAACGAACATCTTGTAGTCGTTGGTTCCAACTAGTGTGCTGTCGCGGATAACACCTAGGTCTAGAGTTCCGCCGTCAAGGAACAAGAATGTTCCCTCAGCGAAGATGTACCAGACGAATGTGTCACCGAACTCGTTCATCGCGCCAGAACCCTGTGCGTCGTCGAATGAGTCGATGTGCCATGTTACGTTGATTCCGCGGCTAGCGATGTAGCCCTCGATCTCAGCGTAAGCATTCATGGTGTTGTCGCCAGGAGCTGCTAGAGTTAGGTCAGCTGCCATTGCGTCCTTGACCCATGCAGGTGCAATTACGCGTAGTGGAGCGTCTGCCTCTAGGCGGTGACGGCCACGGTAGTTTGCAGCAGCGCGACCTAGCTGAACTAGGAAGTCGCGGCCCATACCGATAAGGCTTGTTGATGTCACAGCTGTTGAAAGCGCTGTTAGGCGAGTAAGGATCTGACCTTCAGCCTCACGTGCGTGCTGTACCAAACCAAGCTCGTTGTGGCGAGCGATTAGTTCTGGGTAAGCGCGTGACATAAGGTTACCGAACTGCATCTGTAGAGTTACAGCGTCTGTTGCTACTGTTGTCTCTGAAGCTGCTGATACGGTCAGGCTAGACTTTGAAGATGGGCTTGGTGTCTCAGCAGAGTCGTTCGCTGCTGTCCAAACGCCAACTGCGTCGCCGTAGCTTGAAAGTGCAGGTGGGGTAATGAAACGGATACCACCACGATCAGCCTGGAAGCGAGGAAGTGAGTCGCGGATTGGGCGAGCTGTTGTTCCTAGTCCGAAGATGTCGTACTTGGTAGCGAATGGAGCCTGGTGGCCACCAGCAGCAACAAGTGCCTCTGGGCCGACTACATTCTGGATTTTTGCCCAGTTAGATTCAGCATCTGTTGTAAGGATGCGCTCCTCTGGGAACTGTGTTGAGATGCTAGCAACGATGTGCTGCTCTCCGTCTCCACCGTTTACACGGCGTAGACCGTGAAGGCGCTTCTCCATAAGAGATGCAACTTCCTTCATGTCTGTTACTGGGCTGCCTGCTGTGTAGCCAGGGATGTCAGCGCCCGCAGTGATTGCCACTGTAGCAACTGGTGCCTGAGCTACCGGGCGACGGTCAGCCGGGGCTTCGAAAGCCTCTTCTGGTGATGCGGCGGCGGTCACTGGTGCCTCCTGCTCCTTCTGCTCTGGTAGAGCTGTTGTTTCTTGATTTGTTGTTGATGCTTCTGCGTCGGTGTCAACCTCGGCAGCTGCGTCAGCATCAGCGGCAGCGTCAGCTTCAGCTTCAACAGCTTCTGCCTCTGCGACCTCAGCCTCTACGGCTTCAGCCTCTGCTGGTGCCTCTTCCTCAGCAGCTGCAACTACAGGTGCTTCTTCAGCAACTGCTTCTACAACTGGTGATTCTGCAGGCTCTTCAGCTGAAAATTCTGCGGGTGCAGCCTCTTCAGGTGTTGATGTTTCTTTTGATTCAATAGAGAGTTCTTCGTTTGTTGTGAACTCAGATTCCTCATTCGCAGTTGCGGATGCTTCTGCCATTGGCTTTTTCTCCTCTTCTTCTTCTTCAGGGGTTGGAACCACTGGAGCTTCTTCTTCCGAAGGCTCTTCGGTTTCTTCCTCTTCAGCAGGAACAGGCTCGCCTTCTGGCATTTCCTCCTCTGCTTCAACGCCCTTTACGCGCATCGCGGCTTCAGCAGCACGTGTTGCAAGCTCTTCAGCCTGCGCCTCACGGCGGCTTACTTCACCACGAACGGTATCTAGCATGTCAGCAAGAGTCGTCATAGCATCTACTGTCTGCGGAGTAGGATCTTCTTTCTCAACCGACTCGAACTCAGCCACGATCTCACCTTGCAGTTGCGCGATGGCTTCATCGCCCAGCTCTGCAAGCTGGTCTAGCTGTTCTTTGATTCGATCCACTGCTGTCCCTCCTCCGGGCCAGTCATGATGAACGAGTTGTTCATTCGCTAATCAGTCCAAGGCCGAGGGACTCCGCTTGAAAACAAGCGTGGAGGCACTCCACCCAGAATGAATAATACATTAGTTTTTAGGTTAATAACCGGAGAAGTTTACTCAATTCGGAGCTAACTTGGCTCTGATTAAGGTAATCTCCACCGGCCATGAATTTGCGGATGTTCTCTGTGGCAACGTCCGCCTCGTCCTTACCGATCTTCTCTTCAACGCGAGAGATCATGTCATCGACAAGATCTTTAAGCGCTGGAGGTAGGTCGCTAAAGCGAACCTTCTCGGCGTCAGCTCCGAAGGGAAGAGGTAAGTTGGCGATTGTCTCGCCGAGCTGCCTCGCTGACTCACGGACGTTTACCAGTGCGTCTGGGTTTAGCGCCCTTGAGTCAATTCTGTCTACGATTCCGATTAGATCGGTGGCTGAACGTGCAGCCTCAATGTAGTTACCCGCGTCGTCTAGGTTCTCAGTGTCCTCGATCTTCTTGACCACATCGTTCAAGCCAGAGTCACCAAGATCCTGCTTTAGACGGGCTAGTACCTGACGGAACTTGCCTTTTGCGTCGCGCGGTTGAGTCTTACCAGAGATGTATTTAGCCTCTGGTTCCGCAAACTCAACCGCTGATACTTTTCCCAGGCCTTCAGCCTCCTCAGCTGTAGGTGCTGGTGCATCAGTTGTAAACGTTGCGATCTTCTCTCGAATCGTGCTTAGCTGCGCGCTGATTTCATCAGACGCCGCTGTCTTCCACTGATCAGGGATAAGCTCAGGTTTACCAAGTTGGCGAGCACGCTTCATGATGTGACGGCGGATTGCCGCACGCTTGCTCTTCTTGCCTCGTCCGTAGGCCTGGATTGAGTCCTTTAGAGAATCTAAGTTTGTGATTGGGAAGCTACCGTCTGGAAGTGCCTTACCTTCCTTTGCTAGCTTCTGGCGAGTCTCGCGTGATACGTAACCAAAGCCATCTTCATACTCGACGTCAGCGAATACTCGATTTGAAAGTTCAGCCGCACGTGCCTGTAGTTCAGCGCGACGCTCAGCGCGGACGCCTTCAAAACGTGCGCGTGCTGCGTCAGCCTTTACAGAAAGTGCCTGATCTTCCAACTGCTCCAGTTTTTGTACACGAGCGGTAAGTTCTGCCACTGGATCACTCTTCATGCGAGCAAGGGTGTTTGCGCCAGCGGCAACAAGTGCCATAACCTGACCAGACGCAACGCGTGCTCGGGCAATCGGGAATCCAGGTACGTTCACCTGGCAAACCGCAACCAGCTCCAAGCTGCCCTTGATTGGGCGCCAGTCGCCGGAAGGGGCAGATGCGCGCAGAGCGCGGACCTGCTCCGGTGTGGTGCCAGGGCGTAGTGCGCCCGCAACCCAGATGCCATAAGCATCTTCACCGGCGTGGACATCAGCGATAGCCGAGGCGGTGTCGTCATAGTGACGTGCGGCTTCAACCGCAGATGCCTCAAGGCTCGCATGTCCACCTGCGAGGGTAAGTTGACCGACTGGAATATCCGTGCTGTCGTCAGTGCGGATTACGCCAGTGTGGAAATACGCGTACTTGCTCTTTGAGCGAGGTGGCTTTGTTCCATATGACATGCCAATGTGATCTACATGCCATGCAGCAATGTGACCAAATACTTGACCGTCATCTGTAACGGTAAGTGGTGTTGCCTTCTTTAACTCTGGGTTGTCAAACCAACCACGTGGTGGAACGACAGGAATTGCGCCAGCGACAAAACCGCAAGCAACAAGTGCCGCAGCCTCCACCGGGTCCACATCTTCCACATAGACTCCGTCTGGAATCACGCTATCCTCCTGCTCTTGGGTTTCTTCATTATCTTCGACAATAAAGATGCTGCATTCTTGGAACGCAGGCTTAGGTACAATAGTAACTCCCATTACTCGAGCCTGAGTAATGTTCAGTTTACCATTTACCACCTTTTCATTGTCGTCCTTTGCGGCCTCTTCTTCCTCGGCCTCAAACTTGTCCATATCAGCGGAAACACCGCGGATAAATCCATTACGTACTAGACGCTCTGCCTCCTGGCCATAAGCACCCTTGTCAAAGACGCCTGTTGCGTTTCCAATGCCGTCCTCAGTACGCTCCATGTGGTCGATACGACCTACAACTACTGAGCCTGAGTGACCGTCGCCAGTCTTGATCTGCCACATCAAAGGAAGTGGTAGCTCACGGATGTCGATAACGCCACGCTCAAAGATGCGTCCGTCGCCAGATTCAATGCCTTCAGGAATAACCAATGGAATACGGAACTTAGCGCCGCATTCTTCGGTGGCTCCAGCTGTCATGCCCATACGTGCACGTGCGTCATTTGCACGGGCAATCATTACTGCATGCTCAATTACATTTTCCATAGGTGCAATCATGTCTGAGCTAAATGAGTTACGTCCACCCTTACGTCCGTAAAGCTGACGGTGCATCTTGTCTCCTGTCCAGAGACCAGTTGCCTCCTTGTGACGTAGCGCACAGTATCCCTTTGAACGTGGACCCATGTACTTAGATAGGTAGCGAACACAACGTGTCCAGTCACCGTTGGTGTTCCAGCGGATCTTTGCCGCGCCCTTGCCGTATAGCCAGTAGCGACGAAGTTTTTCAGCCTGACCGCGATTACGGTCTAGTCCACCAGCAGCGAACAGGCCGTCAAGTTCGTCCTCGTTCTCGTCTGAAGCCTCAAGGTCATCGCCATCAAGAAGCTGCTCAATAAGCATACGCTTGCGAGCCTCTGGCTCGATGATTGAAGCCTTTGGTCCCCAAAGAACCATAAGCATCTGGTCCATTGAAAGTTCGACTGATGCAAGAACTGGTGCCTCATCAGACTTTGTCTCCGTGGCAGGTGCCTGCTCATCAGCGATTGGCGCTGTTCCATCGACCTGCTCTAGAACGTTTGCGTATGTCTCGCCGTCAAGTGGAACTACAGGCGGAGGAGTCGCTGAGTTTAGATCAGCAAGGATACCTTCGTCCTTTACCCACTTGCCTTCAACACGCTTGAATGTCATTGGCGCATTTAGCTTTGTTCCAGCAGGAACAAGAGACACTAGATCAAGTACCGCGCGTGGATCATCTGGAGAGACGATTGCCATGAACAATGGAACGACGTCACTTGTGTCCGGAGTAATCTCCTTATTGTCGGTCGCAGCGGCTGTGATCTCCTTGAGAACACTTGTCACTGGCTGATACCAAAGGCGATTTGGATATGTGGTTTTTCCGTCCTTGCCAACGACCTTCTTGTTTAAGAAGCCCTTTAGGTCTGGATCAGTGTATGCGTCAAGCGTAAGTTTTGCACCAATGCTCTTTAGGAACGCGCGTGTGGTTTCTGAGATCTGCGCCTGACGTGTCTTGAATGGTGTTGCCTCATCACCAACTGGACGTGTAGGCGTGGCTGTCGTTGAAGCCGCAGGAGTTCCAAGTGGAATGTAGTTATCACGCTGGTTCTTTACCCAGGCTGGCCAGTTGTATAGAACTGACTGCAGGTCATTTGCTGTAAGCGCTGGAAGTGTTCCAGGAATCTGAGCGTTTGGACGGTCAATTGGCACGCGAGGTTGTCCAAGGATACCTGTTGTATCTAGTGGTGGAACGTCCGCTGTGTCATACACAAGCTCTGGGATGTAGTTGCTTGCCTTCTCAGTGGTGTTACCTGCAACCTCAACGGTGTTTCCATTGTCAAGTAGAACTGAAACCGTTTGCGTGTCTGGGTTAATCGCGCGAATGTAGCCGATACCAGCAGATGATGTGTCACCATTGATAACAACGCGTGAACCTTGTGCGGCAAAGCGACCATTAGCGTCACGTACCTGACGGGCTGCGTTTTCCGCGCGCTCCTCGGGAGTGTACCCATCAGTTGGTGTCGTTGCATCGGCAAACTCAGCTGACGCGGTCATCGCGTAATCAACCATGTTCCAGTCAACCTCGGAGATTGCATTGGCAACAAGCTCGGCTTCATCTTGGTCGATGTCAGAGATAGACACGCGGTCAAAAGGTGTCTGTTGTAGACGGGCAGAGATGATAATCGCTGACGCAGGGTCAATGATTATGTGATCTTTTTGGGTTGTGTCGTATGGGTCATCTAGTGCACGGTCATACGCATAGATGTCACCATCGACGTGTCCCATGTCGTCCCAGCCTTGTCCATCCCATAGATAGACCATGCCGTCAAAGTCAACCTTGTATAGACGGTCAATACCTGAACCATCAAGGCGTACACGACAGATAAACTCTGGACCTTGATTCTCATCAAGTTCAAACGCAAGCTTGAATGCGTCTAGATCCGCGCCATCACGTGGAGAAGTTTCATAGTCTCCGTAGTTAGCCTCATATCCATACGCGGCGTATCCATCAGCTGTTAGTGACTTCTTGTTCTCGCGCTCAACGATTGCCTGTGCCCAACGCCATCCAGCGTCGCCACCCCAAAGCGCCCAGGCGATACGACCATTTGATGGGAAGTTATCCTCACCTGGTTCCCAGCCTTTGCCCTTCTTGTCAACCTCGTGACGAGGGAAATACTTTGCGATGTGACGAACCTTTTGTAGACCAATCTGTCCACCAGCTGCAAGTGTGCGAGCGGTGTTTAGACCTACAGGTGTTCCACCGCGCTTTTCCTCCTTGCGCCATTCCAAAGCCTTCTTGGCTTCGTTCTGTACGCCCTTAGGAATCGTGTATAGACGACCAGCGGATGCAACGATCTTGATGTCTAGACTTGTTAAGGCTCCGTGCGCTAGGTCAGTAACTGACGCGGCAAGCTCTTCCTTGCACTCAAGCCAACGGCGTGATGCCAGAAGCGTTGTTGCGTCACCTGTCTCAACGATTAGGTTTACATCCTTGTCAATGACCACACCGTTGGTGTCGTCAGCAAAAAGAACGAGTGACTCATGGACGCCGTAAACGTTCATCATTATGCCTCCACAGCTTCCTCGGCTAGTGCGCCGCGAAACTCAACCTCGTATTTCTTAACATCGTCAGATAGCAACATGTCATCATTGCCCTGTGCCATGTCATAGATCTTGATAAACTTTGGATCTACCTCTAAGACAACAAGATCATCAAGTGATTCGTCGTCCTTAGGTAGCTTAAACCATGCGCCGTTGTCACGGATGTAGAGACCAGAGGCTGTCGAGTAGACGAGGTTCTTTACCTCATTGGTGTCTTCGTCTACCGCTGCGTATAGATTTTCATCAGCCGCTGGAGCGTCAGGCGAAAATGCGTTCTGTACCTCTGTCATGTAAAGCTCCTCTAGTGCCTCGGCTGGAACATTTGAGGCAAGTTGCGATGCCCAAACTCCGTCAGAGTCGTTGAATGCTCGTATTGTATAAATCCTACCGTAACTCGAGAATGTTATCTTACCCTCGGTCTCATCTACGACCAGTTCATCCTCACCTTCGAGAGGGTACATCTTGCTTCCAGACGCGTTTCCGATTGCGACATGTGGCACACCGTCAAGTTTCTCTAGGTAGACGCCATAGGTCGCCATGTAGATCGGAGAGTTGTCGTCAGGGTCAACGGTTTCGACTACCGCAGGTGCTGCGATGTAGCCGTCTGAGTCACGCATCTCAGGTTCAGTAAAAACTAGCTTACGTTCGTCCATGTGTATTCTCCTAAACCGATACGTTCGAGCCGATAAGAATCATTGCCTCGAGTGGACGACCACCGATCTCGGTGATTCCCTTCTGGCGAAGCTTCTGGATAACAGCGGTACGCGTTGCCTGGTTGTTCACGATGATACTATCAAGGTCATCGAATGAAACGCGGTGTTTGAACATAAGTTCGTAGGCACCAACCTTGGCGGCGTTGATAACATCCTGGTTTGACACGCGCTTACCGAATGAGTCATATGAGTTGGCGTAGAAGTCTAGACGCTGGTAGAGCTTGACTGGGTCAAAGTACATGACCATGCCGCTTACGCCGTAGGTCTTTCCGTCAGCAACCTTTACGGGCTTTGTAAATACATAGTCAGCTCCGCCAGTGCCGACGTCAGCTGCGCTGGACATGCCCGATGTTCCAATACCTTCAGTCCAACGTGTGGTTGTAGACAGCAGGCCTTCCTGTGGAGTTGCAAGTAGATTTGTTATCCAATCGGTGCGACTTTCAAACTCGTCACTCTTACCGTAGAAGCCAGGGACTGAGATGTTGTGCTGGATTGCCGTTGGGCTTCCTGTAGCCTCGACAATCTTCTTTGCACCTTCCTCAGACAGGCGTGTTTCGATACGACCAGACGCACCAGTTGAAACGACGACGTCATCGGCTGTAATTCCATACTTGTCCTTGATGCGCTGCAAGCTTGCCTCGCGATCAGCACCCTTTGGGTTCTTGGTTGCGTCGACCTTGCCGTCAAAGATACTCATCAGGCGGTTCTCAACTAAGATACGGGCATCAGCCTGTGTCGCAGGGCGAACGTCTGAAACACCGGCGACCTTTAACGCCTCGGTGATCTGTTCGTTCGTTGCGTCTGCAGGCGCCTGGATCTGAACGAGGTTGTGGAACGCGGTAGGTCGTCCGTACTTGCTTGTAGAAAGTTTTGCCGTTGCGTCATAGTTAGCACGGTTGAACTTGATGACGATTCCGTCCTTGGTTGTGATTGTCCAGGTTAGACCCTCGCCGTGGTACGCGTTCTTGTCCTTAGAGATCTTTCCTGTGCCATCAGGTCCGATGTCGATACGGTCAATGGATAGGCTGTCCTTCTTGATTCCGTTTGCCTCGTATTGATCCTGTGGAATGTTTAGAAGTTCCTTGGCCTTCTCATTTCCGGCCCATGAAGTTAACTTAAACTTTAGGCGGATGCCATCGTTTCCTTCAGCGTCTTGTACGCGCATGATGCGAACGTCAAGATCCTCGATTGAGTCTGAGTCAATCGCCGCAGACGCACCCTTCATACCAGCAGACGTGATGTCTGGGTTTTGAACAAGCGCGATTGCGTCAGATAGTGAAGGTACATCTGGGAAGTCACTGCTGTCCCATTCGGCAGGGTTCTCAACGAACACCGCTGACACACCAGCGGGCGTGATCTTGCCCTTTGGTGCCTTCTTTGTTGTCGGCTTCTTATAGGTGTTGTTGAACTCGCCTGTTGTCGATACCGATCCAACTGAGCGCCAGCCCTTTGTACCATCATCAAATTCTACGTAGACGTAGTCGTCCTTGTTTGGACCCTTGACGATTGTTCCGGTCTTGCCCTTCTTGTCGGTAACCTTTGCACCAGGTGCGATTGCAGGTTCCTCGATGGTTTCAGGAGCTTCAGGCTCTGCGTCAGGCACGTCAGTGATCTGTTCCTCGGTCGTTGCAGGATCTACACTTGATTCAGGCGCAGGTGCAAGCTCGTCGTCAGTTAGATCTGGACCGAGTACCTCGGTAATCGCGTCAATGACGTCTGCATCATCAGCTGATGACCACTTTTCAATTAGACCGTTTTCCTCGATTAGGTCACGGATCTTAATTGCCTGCTCATCCGTAATTTCATTGCCCTTTTGAGCCATCAGGTCCTTGATCCACTGCGCGTGAAGCTGAAGTGGCTTCTCTGCGGCAGGAGCCTCTGGTTTCTGAGCACTTACGGACTCTTCACCCTCAGGGATTGCCTGCATGTTTTGAACGGTAAAGTTCTTTACCTTGTTCTCATCGCCAAGGTCAACCGCATAGACGTTAATCTTGCCATTCTTAGGGTTTTGCCACACGCTTTGTGGCTTTACATTGCGAAGCTTGCCGTTGTAGTAGAACGAGATCTCCTTGCCATCGGCAATTGCCTGCTCAATCTGGCTAACCGCGTCCTCGACTGACTTACTGGTGTCAATGACGACAGGCCCTTCAGGAGCGTTAGAAGCCTCAGGAGCGGCTTCTGGCTCGGGTTCAGGTATAACCTCAGGTTGAACTTCTGGAGTCGTCTCGGGTGCGCTAGGCGCCTCTGGTGTAGGCTCCTCTGGGCTACCACCGCCGCCACCATTGACTGATTCAAGTTGCTTGGTTGACTTATTCTTGATGGTGCCGTCATCACCTTGCACGTAGACGTAGTTTGAGTTGCCCTTGTCGTACTTGACGACAGTTCCGACCTCGCCGGTCTTCTTGTGGCGAACCTTCATTCCTGGTTCGATAGGTACACCGTCGCTTGTGACATATGGGTTGCCTGGAGCGTCAGATGGAACCTCTGGAGCTGGAGGAGTTGGCTGCTCTGGCTCAGGAGTCTGCGTTTCCTCGTCCTCGACCTTTACGTTCTCAACGATAAGTGATGTGTCCTCACCAAGAAGGTCATATTTCTCAAGGATGAAGTTACGACGTGCCTTTAGCGTGTCCTTGAGCTGGGTCGCTGACTCCTCGTCGGCAACAAGCGAATCAACTAGGTTGTCGATGTCATCGTGACTGATGTCCAAAAGCTTAGAGGCAGAGTTCTTGATGTCCTCGTCGGTCATGTCACCGAACAGTGCAGCGCTAGCTGCATTCTTCTTAGGGTCGCGTAGCGTTTCAAGCTCGGTAACCTCGCCACCAAATGCTGAACCCTTAGGTGCACCCATGGCGCGGTACAGCAGTGAGCCTCCAGTGTCAATACGGAAGGCGTTTCCATCCTCGTCAATGATGATGTTGTCGTTTACCAGACCTGCGACGTCCCAGTTTGCCAGCCATGCGTCAATGGCAAAGCCTTCTTGGATTTGTTTCTTTGTCTCAGGGGTTAGCTCGACGTCATTGAGTACATTTCCTGGAAGTATCTCTGAGAAGATCTTGCGCTTTCCGTCATCAGCGGAGCCAACCTTCATCTCTGCTGCATTTACACCTGCAAGCTTGTAAAGTGCTGACGCAAGTACCTCGTTGTCAGCGTGGTTATCTGACTTAGGAGTCTTAACGTAGTACTCAGTGCCTTGGGCATCCTTGTAAGTACCGCCCTGGTTTGAACCTTGCTGTGGACCAACCTGCTCAAAGCCCTCAAGGTCGTATTCCTGACCAAAGCCATTGATGATGTCGTTGATTGGATCCTCGACAACTGATTCAGCTGGCTCGTCAATTGGCTCTGATGCCTCGATGTCGTCAGCTGTGCTTGCAACGTCCTTTAGGATCTGATTTGTGTCAACACCTTGAATCTGCAGTGCATCACGTACAGCCTCGATGTCTACGGTTGCCTCAAAGCCATCTTCAATCGGGTACTCAAGGAGAGCCTTACCTTCGCCGTCCTCAACACCACCAATAAAGACGTTAACCAAGTCATCAGTTGCCCACATACGTGCGATGTACGCAGGTGAGTCAGTGTACTCAGGGTGTACCTCGGCGTTTTTCTCATCGTCAACAACGTAAGGTTCTGGAGACGGAGTGTAGTAGCTGCCTGGAAGGTCAACTTCCTCGTTTGTAAGAAGTAGATCTTGATAATCATCATCTAGACCTTCAAGAACCATGCCGCGCTTGTCTAGTTTTTCAATGTCAACGTTGTAGAGTGTCTTTCCAGCGGCGTTCACGCTCTCACGAACGTCTACGATCTTGAAGTCGCCCCAGCCGAGGAACTCGTTCTCTTCACCAAACATTGAGATGTTGCTGATTGGTGAAACGCTGGCCTTTCCAGCCTTAACGTTGAAGATTACAGCCGCATGGTCAGGGTTTCCACCAAACGCTCCTGCAAACTTACCAGCCATTGCCTTGTCGTTTGAGAAGCTGCGTGCATCAAGAGATATCACGCCATCTTTCTCGGTGTAGGACGCGAGTTGATCACTGCCTATAGCAAGTGGAACACCACGATACATCGTGGTGGTGTTTGGCTGAGAAGAAGCAACGACTAGTCGATAGAACGAACCGGCAAGTGAGTTCTTGTCATCGATGCTTTCACTGCCGTCGGTGATCTTCTTCTTGCTGCGAACTAAGTCTGAGTAATATCCAAACTTCTCAAATACAGCGTCGATCTCTTCAGGGGTTGGCTCTGATCCGTTGTATGACTGGATAGCAGTGCCAATTGCCTCCCAGAGCATGGTCTCGTCACCCTTTTGGGTTAGACCACCATCTGCTGATAGCAGCATTCCATGAAGCGCACGGTATGCCTGCTCCTCGTCATCAGAGCCGTTTAGTGCCCAGCCGATGTATTTGCCAAGGAACTCTCCAAGGTTATCGTTCTTGCCACTAATTAGATCCTTCGCGATGTCGCGAATAAAGACGTTGTCCTCACCATCATTGGCAAGTTGCTGCATCTGTGATGTTGCAAGAACGGCTGCGTCTGGTTGAGCAACCTCCTCGTTCAGCGCAACGATGTCCATTGAGTCCTTGTCGAAGTCGTCAATAAGAACTGAAGGCTCCTGTGCCTTGACGTCCTCGCCCTTGCGAAGTGATTCAACCATGTCCTGGTTCTTAGACTCGCCTGTGCCAAGGTCGTAAAGCTCAGCGGTAATTAGTTCCGCGTCCTCGCCCTGTTCCTTGAGCGCGGTATAGATCGCCTCAGCTGGAACGTACTCGTCGCCCTCGCTAAACTCAAGTGAGCCATAGCCTGATGCGTTCTTTACCTTTGCTTGTGGCTTCTTTTTCTTTGGACCTGGCTTGGACTTCTTCTCGCCCTCCTCCTCATCTTCGAGGTCATCGTAGAAGTCGTCCATAAACTCTGTTGCGAAATCCTTGATTCCACGAAGTGCCTGCGCGAGAGCGGCCTTGAGATCCTCTGAACCAAATCGGTTGGCAAGAACCTTAGGGTCATCAGTATAGTCAGGGCTATCCTGTCCAGTTGGTCCCTCTGGCTCGTAGTCCTCAGGCATGTAAAGCTTGTATGCACCTTCTGGTGTTGTCCAGTCTATATCGCCTGTTGGTGTTGCCGCCTTTGGAGCTTCAACTGGTGCTGGAGCCTCTGGCTCTGGTGCTACCTCTGGCTCTGGAGCGATCTCCTCGGCTTCTGGTGCAAGCGCAACGTCCTCGTTTGGATCTTCAAAGATCTTGAACTTCTTTTTCTTGCCTTCACTCCACTCAACCATGTCGCCGGAGTCTGTGGAGGAGATCTTTTCAATTGTCTTAGGCTCACCCTTGACAAGAATCTTGTCGCCAACCTCAAGATCACTTGCCTTCTTGCTGTCTGGCAGTGTTGCCTTTATCTCGTCGGCTGAATCTTGCTTGCCAAATGGCTTAAACTCAGCTGGAACGTTTCTGATGGCGTTAAGTTTCTTCTCAAACGCAGCCCAGGCACTTTTCTGCGCAGGCTGTGGAAGATCAACGTAACCGCGAGTCTCGTAGTCCTCAAGCGCACTTGCCCAGTCCTTGTCCTCCTTAAGCTTCTCAAGAAGTTCCTCACCTGTGGCACCGTTATCAAACATGTCGCGAAGTTCACCGTCGGTGTCAAATGGCTCAAGCACATCGAGTGCAGCCTCGCGACGCGCGTTGACGTCTGCTTCTACTGTCTCAGCAAAACCTTGCTCTGCGTCGGCCCAGTTATCAAACTTTTGGTTTTGGTATAGACCTTGAAGTCCACCGTCCTTGGTGTGAGTGAGGGTTCCAGTGTATCCTTGCTCAGTGCGCTTGTATGACGCAACGTCCTCTATGCGTGTTTCAAAAAATTGGATTGGGTTACTGCTTGGCGTAAGTGCAGATTCATCTACTGAGATCTCCCAGCCTTCTGGAATCTCATTGCCAAATGGATCAAGTCCCTTGTCAAGGTTGGCACGGATCTCTGCGATCTGTTGTGCCTGTTCCTTTTCCTGCTCGGCAACCTTGATCTTTACAGCTTCCCAGTACGCCTTGTTTTCCTCTGAAGCCTTATCAGCAAGTTGCTTCTTTTCAGCTGACTTTGTCTTAACCTCGTCGTAGTAGTCTTGGTCATTCTCGATGAAGTCAATCGTGTCAGCCCAGCTTTGAGAAAGACCGACTGTCTGTTCTTTAACAATGCCATCTTCATCGTCACGGCGTAGGAACATCCATGGGGCATTTTCCTTATCCCATGCGTGCTTCTTTAGACGGTATCCACCAGCCAAATCCTTTGTTGCGATGTTTCCATCAAGAACCTTTGGTCCAGCTATCGGCGAGTTTGCCTTGTTTTGGTTGTTGGCCTTTACGAACGCATCGTTGAGAACCTGCATGTCAGTGCCTGGCGCGTACCAGTCAACGCGGTAGCCGTCGTCTGTCTTGAAAACCTTGTCAGGACCATCCTCGCCGTCCTTCTTCTCGGAGACAAGTGTCCAACCGGCAGGAACGTCAATTGGCTGCAGGCTTGAAAGCTCAACCGCGTCAACGTCAGACGGAAGTGTTACTTCTGCTGAATCATCAGGAAGTGCTGAGTCAGGAAGGATTGCCTTGATTGCCTCAACCTGAGACGCAGGGACGTCATATAGACCATCCTTGAGTGTTGGGTCGTTACGAACCTCGATTTGGAAGCCATCAGTCTTGTCAGAGTTTGCAACGAACTTGCCGACGATTGACGAGATCTTTCCGTCAAGACCCTTTAGGAAGAACTGCATTCCTCCACCCTGCTCAGCAAATCGACCCTTACGGTCACGACGCTGCGCACGGGCACGGGCTGAGCGGGAGGCGGAGTCATTTCCACCTGCTGCAATGATTGCAACGACCGTCTCGAGCTTCTCCGTGGTTGAGATAAGAATATCCTGTGGAACAAGTCCAGCTGCAACCATGCTAAGTCGTGCAAGTGCGTGCTGATGCTCTACTGAGCCAGCCTGTGATCCATATACTGATGCAACGATGCCACGCACGGAGTCATCAATGCGTGGATCAGCGGCAATCCATCGGGCAACAACATTTGAGTACGCTGAGGCGGTCATGGAGTGCCCACGAGTTGACAGTGGGTGACCGATTGGCAAAAGGTCACGGTGGTTTGTTACACCTACAGGTACGTTTCCATCAACTGCAAGAGTTAGGAATGACGCTACCTCCTTGTAGGCGGCAAAAAATCGTGATTGACGGTCTAGGCCAGCCGTCTTGTTTAGTGAGCGTGACGCAACGGTCTCGATGTCACGTTGGGTGACGCGTCGTTCTGCTGGAACACGTCCGTTTTGCTCAGCGGCAAGCTCACTAATAGCCTTACGTAGACTTTTAGCGTTCCTTGGCTTTACCTTTGAGGCAACGGATGCTTTGTCCTGCTGCGCAATTAGGTCGTTTAGATACGACAGCATTAGTTTTCCTCTCGCACAGACTTAGGAAGTAGATCCGCGTCCTTTGACATGTGTAACGCCGATGCTAGGATCATCGCACGCTTAAAAGGTGATTCGTTTTCACGTACGCCACGCAGCCAAGCCGCGCGAAGTGCTGGAATGATCTCATAGCCTTGGCCAGAAAGTTCCGCAAACGCAAGAAGTGCGTGCTCTGGCGAGTCATACTCGTGTTCTGGTCTTAAAAATACATGTGTGCTTGCAACTAGAGCAGCTGAATACGCCAGCGAGTTCTCACCGTGCGTTGAGCGTGGGTGTCCTGACGGCAAAAGATCGTTGTCCTGCTTGTAGTTTGCGTTTGCAGGGCGACCAGACTTTAAGAGACGCAGGAACGCATTCACACGCGCTAGTGCCCACTGGTCACGGGTTTTACCGGGACGGTGTGAGCTTGAATACGCTCCTGCGCCACGACGGTATACCGCCTTAAGCATGGAGAGTGTTGCCTTGCGGCCTTCAGGAGCCTTCTTGTTGTGCTCCTCCATCTTGTTACGAAGAGTTTCCTCGGTCTTCTTGGAGAAAGTTATCTTTCCCTTGCCGTCAGCACTGCCAGGCTTGTTCTTATCAGAGCCGTAGATCTTGTCCTTTGCAGGTGCAGGGCGTGATGACGCAAACTCGCTAGGCTGTTGGTTGCTCATTTGCCTCTTCCTCTACTGGCTGTGTCTCAGCGGGAGTCTCACTAGGTCCCTTGAGAAGTCGTTCAACCTCAGGTGGAATTGGCGCAACGCTTGACGCCTGCGACGCAAGACGTGTTGCCTTCATGACCTCAGGAGCGACGGCGTTGAGCATCGCCTCAGTAAGTTCTGGTGTGACTGAGCCCTTCTCAATGAGAAGACGCAGCGCAACTTCCTTAGCCTCTGGAGCATCGGACTCAGAGAATCCGTGTGCACGACGCCAGGTGTCGAATGAAACGGCCATGCGGTCGAAACCAGAGTCAGCGTCTGCCGCACGGTCATTACGTGTTGCAACCTGGCTTGGGTCGTACCAAACGCATACGCGGTCAACGTCAGCTGGGTTAAATCCATTTGCCAACAGGTAAGGACGTAGGTACACGATTGTCAATGCGTCTGAGATGAGAAGCATCAACGGCTCGATGTGTGCCTTGTATAAGGACTCGTCAATCTGTAGGGCGTTTGAGTACTTGACATTTGCAAGACCTGTAACGACATCCTTTGGAACGTCTAGACCCTGCAGGATGCGCTCAAGCACGCGATCCGCGCGTTCAGCAAGGGAAGGGTCGAACGAGCGCTCAAACTTGAATTGCTTGATCTTGTCACCAAGCTCAGCAGGACCGCGAATAATCAAAGGAACAACCGCACTGGCTGAGTCCTCGTCACGAATCGGCGTGGTCATCGCGTCGATAAGCTGGTCTTCAAACTCGTCGGCTGCCTCCTCAGGAGTCATCTCCGTTGAGGTAATGTCCGTCTCATCATCAAATGGATAGTCAGAGTCGGCTGAACCAGCGACTGACAAACCATCTGGAAGGTAAAGTGCTCCAGCGTTGAGGCGTGAGCGTGCGGTCGCACGGAACGTACGGTTTAGAAGTAGAAGCTCAGCGCAAAGATCGAGGATACCGCGAAGGCTTGAATCCGCCTCATCGGAGAAACGTGGGTGTGCCTTCCAGATACGTCCAACGAACGCACCCTTTGGAATGTTGATGCCACCCTTTGAGTTTCCGCCGCCTGACGCAAACGCAAGCTCGCGACGTGGAAGGATCGAGTAGTTACCCTTTGCGTCAATCTGAAGCTCATCAGTTGAGCGAATATCCCATGACTCTGGAAGACCAGAACCAGGACGCTCGGGGAACTGAACGAGGTAGCACTCGCCGGTGACTGAAAGATTTAGTGCCGCATCCTTGAGCATGCCAGCCTGGCCACCGTATGCGGAGTCGAGGCGGGAGATGGCGCGTTCTGCCGCGCTGGCAAGACGAGCGTCAACTGAATCAGAGTTGCGGATTGGAATAGGTGCCTCAGTTGGATCCTGAACGATAGCCGCGTAAAGACGGATACGGGATACAACGGATGCAACAAGGTTAAAGGCGTACTTGATTTCGCCGATCGCGTCGTAGTATTCCCACGCCTCGTTTTGCCACGCAGCGGAACCAGACATGCGTCGGTTCTTGAACTGCTCAGCCTCGCCCTTATCGTTAAGCTTTACCTGTGCGGCAGCGGCAGTTAGAGGGCGTGGTGATGAGTACGCGCCGGACTGTGCAGGTGCGACACCTGGACCGACAAACTGAATACTTGGATTAGACAGACGAGTCTGCGAACTAGCTGATGCGCGAAGTGCCGCGCGGCGGGCTGCTCTATTTGTTGGTTGAGGTTCCTTGCGGAAGATGCCCATGAATTAGTTCTCCTCGTCGTGTAACGGAACGTGTTGATTCACTAGCCATCAACCCGTGCAGCTATAAGACCAACAGCGGCGGATAGCGCTAAGACAAGCATAATCGCGATTGTTGGTACAGGTACTATAGTATACAGGATCACGGTAAGTGATGCGACCCAAAAGCTTGTACACCAGTAGCAAGAGATCAGATAGCCGATTCCCTTTTCATATCCCCAACGGTCCCATATCCAGTTTCGGATGCCCTCGGTGATGGTGTCTTGAATAATCAGGCGGGTCAGTCGATAGACCCCCAGTATGAGAATTATCAGATGTGATAACTGTATGTCCATGTCCATGTGTCTCCTATTTCCCTGGGTCCTTGCTTGAATAAACGTGTCGATATGGATTCCAACTACGTAGGCGTGAGCCACAGCCGCAGTTTTCGTCCTTCTTGTAGGCAATCATCTTGCCTGTCTTGGTTACGACGTGCGAGTCCTGGGTACGAGACCCTGACTTATTAAACTCCACGTGTTCCTCGTTAAATACGATTACTGGTCCCTGTGGACCGTCATGGGCAACGATGATACGCTCAGGCGTTACGACAACGCGTGCCTTCGTGAGCTGGTAGGCTCCAGCCGTCACGGGGCTTGAGTGTAGATCAGCTAAAACCATTGACTCCGGAGGAGCCACGGCGATAAAGGCCGGGAAGACATCGTGAATGATCTGCATTATTTTCCTAGCCTTCGTGCCATCGCGCGATACGTAACTCCGGCGGCCTCGGCAAGCTCCTTGACCGTCACGTTCTTTTCATTAAGTGCAATACATATTTCAGTTAATGAAAGGTTGGCACGTGCCTGAGGTGAATCGGGGTTCATCTTCGATCGGTATGTTCTGGCAAGCGGAGCGTGTAGGCGAATCTGCGCAAGCTCGTCGGCCGAGATCCCTGGCGACACTGGACGACGGGATACATACCCTGTACGAACACGTGGTTTAGGAATCGGTGTCTCTAGAGGCGACTGAGTGTATCGACGAACCATCCACGAGCGAACGGTTGAGCGTCGGCGTGGTGGATTAAAGGCATTGCCCATGGACTGCAGCGTCCAACCTGCGTTAAACAGGTCGTTTAGTCGCGTGGCAAGTTCATCATCGAAAAGCTTGTTGAGAATCGCCGCCTCAGTTGCGGGTAGGCTCTGTTGACGAGCCGGGCGACGTTTTTCCATGTGTACAACCATAACACAAATTGTACTTTATGAGTGCGCCAAGTAGGATTCGAACCTACAACACCTAGTTCCTAAGACTAGTGCCTCTACCGTTGGGCCATTAGCGCGTGGAACTACCTTACGCTACCTGGAACCCAAAGTACATCACCGCGTGAGCGATTTTCGTGGCGGGCAAGAACGAACAAAAGATCTGACAGGCGATTTACGTACTTGACCGCAAGTGGGTTTATCGCGTCGCCGTGTTCCTCAATGGCAACCCAGATGCGAAGCTCAGCCTGGCGAACGCTCGTGCGTGCGATGTGCAGGAGTGACGAACTTGGGGTACCCGCAGGTAGAACAAATGAGTGAAGTGGCTCGAGCGTCTCATTAAAGAGATCCGTCATCTTCTCAAGGTAGTTGATGTGCTTATCGGTGATGCGAAGCTTAGGCTGGTCCGTCACTGGCGTCGCAAGATCGGCGCCAACGTCAAACAGGTCGTTTTGCACCTGTTGGATAACGGTGACGATCTCCTCATTTACCTCATAGCCAAGCGAGACAACGAAGCCGATGGTGGAATTTGCCTGGTCAATCGCCGCAAGTGCAAATATGCGGGAATCCGTCTTGGAGGTGCGGGATAGATCACCGAGTGACGTGGTTCCAGTGTCACCGGTCTTGGTGTATATGCGTGTTAGGTGTACCATGCTGGACACCCTGGACTCGAACCAGGAACCTACGAGTTAACAGCTCGTTGCTCTGCCTATTGAGCTAGTATCCAAAACTAATAAACCCCGCTTGCGCGAGGTTTATTGTGAATGGGTGGATTGCCTTTTACCACCACGGTCTAGTCAGCAATACCAGTGTAGTACCGCTTTGAACCGACCACCAGTTTATCCCGCTAAGGATTAGCCGCTAAGCCCCAGTGTGCTATCTCGCCCCTTGCTGACAAAGAGCTTCGTATCAGCCACATTCCACTTAGCCCGTCGGCCTCGTGTTAGATATAACTATACGTGGTACTCCAAAGAAAGTAAACTACTTACGCAGATTCTTTTTTGAGAACGTTGATTGTGTATTGCTTGTTAAACTTACCCGCAACGATGTATTGCTGTCTACGTCTCCACCTACGGGCTGCCTTCTTGATGGCAAACTGCGCACCAACGTGGGTAATCGCATATCCGTGGGTAACACGTCCCCAGCGAAGTGTGCCATCTGGGTAGCGCTTCTCGTGCGGGTAGTCAACGTCATAGAACCAGCCGGAGTAGCCCTTGTGTCTTTCAAGCTTAACGCGAAGTGTTCCCGGCTCAGGCATCGGCTCCTCGATAAGCTTTGGCACGATGGGTGCACGACCAAGCACGATGTCAATATCGTCCTCGTCGGTTAACGCGTTGGCGATGTGCTCACGCATGGCATCAATCTCA